TGTTGAAACCTCCCAAGGTTTCGTTGTTGGATTCGGTTGGGGTTGACTCCCCCCTCACCTCAAGTCCCTTCACTACGTTAAGGGACTTGAGGGGAGGGGGGGTTGGTTGGACTCTTGCGCTACGCAGCCTTCGTAAGCGCCTCCACAAGAGCCTTCCGGTACTGCTCCAACTGCTCACGCAGTTGGAGAGTCCGGGTATCAGACTCCCATGCTGGCTCCGGCTGGCCTAAGGCCAGTTCGATTAGCCTCATGCGCTCCCGATAGGGCAGACCTTCGACCCGGATGTCTAGGTTCAGGTGATGCCGTAGGCATGTGTTCTCCTCTCGGAGTCCCTCATGCCTGCTGATCAGACCCTGCCACCGCTGCATGACGGAGTCATAGTGCTTGATCTTATGTACGAGGAGTCCTACCGGACTCCGATGGAAGGGCATCCAGAATGCCCTAAACTTGAAACCAGTTTCAATGATCCAACTCATGTAAGCGCCTCCTCAGGCATAGGTGTAATCGACTACGTTGTCGCAGTCGTCATGGCAATCGCAGTACACGTACTGCTTGTACATAGGACTGTGGCTTCGGAGCCGACCATCATCTCTGCCGTGGCAGAGATAATCGTCACCTTCGCAAGAGATCCAAAGTCCTTCCTCCTCACAAACCAGTCTTACTGGTTCGTGACAAGTCCGGCAGGTTCTGATCGTTCCGAGTTCGACATAGTCGAACTCGTAACGACGAGGGCTGATGTTGTAACTCATACCTGTGATCCTTTCTGTCGTCGTAGACGACGCCAAACCATCTCATGCCTGTACAAGTTCCGTAGGAACTTCATAGTGAAACCTCCGGTTTCAAGTCGTGGATCAGTACCAGTTGAGCCTTGCGTAGTCGCTCACCCAAAGGGCCAGCCAATACCACGCTCCGAGGACCAACAGTTGCGTGAGCATGAGGGCCACTAGACCCCGCCAATCGTTGGCGGATACCCACGCATAAGCCTTAGCAATGCTTCGCATTATCGAAACCTCCCGTTTCGACTTCAGTCGATGGCCGAATAGCCACCGGAACTCCCTCCAATCCCTTGGATTGGAGGGAGAACCGCTAGTTACCGAAGGTAACTCCTGCCTAGGCAGCGATGTCCGGGCAATGCAAGGCGTGCTTCCTTGCAATCTGGTTGTGAGTCGCCGTCCACCCCGAAGGGGTAGCCTTGGTTGCCTTCAGCAACCAGATGCGTGCACCTGCCTGAGTCTTGGCCTTCTTCGCCATTCCCAAGTAACCGTTCACTTCGTGAACGATTCGGCTGTTCTCCTTCGGAGAACGCCGCTTCGGCTTCGCAGTCTTCGACTGCGACTTCCGAGGAGCCAACGGATCCTTCTTCTTCGTAGAAGAAGTCTTGGTCTTGCCCGAAGTCTTCGACTTCGGCTTGGTAGCACCGGACTTCGTAGAAGTCCGCTTCTTCTTGGCCGGAGCCGAAGGCTCCGGGTTAGGACGAACCACTCCCTTTGCCTTCGGCAAAGTGAGTGACACATCCAACTCGTTCATTGCAGTTGCGATAGCAACTCCAATGAACCGTGCGTGGTCATACGTGGTTGTCATGGCTGTCGGCGCCTCCTGACGCCGTGGTCTGGCTCCGTCGCCAAACCAGAACCAGCGTTTCATCCCAAAGTCTGGCCGTCAAACTCTAGGGATCACCGGACCACCCGCCGTCCTTCGGACCGCGCGCAGTCCCGCACACTAGCCACCACCCCCCGATTCTCACAGATTCTCAGAGTTCTGGTGCCGAGGTCCACCAGCCGTTCGATCTCCTGCGCATAATGCCTAGGGATCCCACAGGACTGGAGCCATTTCCGCTGGTCAGAGGGCAGCCAACACGCAGGGCCGCCTGCACCTTGGGCCGTCCACCGAACCGGTGCCGGGTACCCCCCTTGGGGGGTACCCGGTGCGCGCGTGTCTATGTATAGATACCCATAGACAGGGCGTTGGGTTGTATAACCTTGGCCTGTACGCGTATAAGGTACTTAGTCGGTACTTAGTATCAATGCCCCCGGCTGGGGGCCGGGGGCATTGTACTTAGTACCACATCCCCCCCTCTAAAAGCGAGGTTCGTCCCACAGTTTCCACAGATACTACGCATACACAACACAGATGCCCGAATGGGACACCCTTGTGTTATAGTAGACCTATGAACCAACCAAACGTCACTGTGCAGAAACGCATCATCGCAATAGGCGCCGGTCACTGGCTCAAACGGTACGTCGTTGTCCAAGATGGTCGCATAAAGGAACTATTCATCAACCGAGAGGACGCAGAACACCTGATGAACATGATTATCGAAAACTGGGCGGAAAAAGAGTAATGCCACAAAACGGCGGAGGACGAGGCTGGCAATGGGACGAAGAAGCAGGCGAGCAAGTCATGCCAGACCGCTGGCGGGACTTTCTAGACTGGCTTCTGAAAGGACCAGAGCGCGAACCGCGAACGCAACGTGAGTGGGCAGCCGAGAACGACATTCACGAAGACTCCCTAAGACGCATCAAACGCGACCACCGATTCCTGAAAGAATGGGACCATCACGCCGCAGAACTGAACATCAACCCGGAACGGGTTCAGAGCGTCATTGATTCGCTCTGGCAGCGGGCTTCCGGTGGCGATGTGAAGGCTGCTTCGTTGTATTTGCAGTACATTGAGAAGTTCATCCCGAAACGTAAGATTGTGGTGGATGATGAGCGGGACATAGCGGCCTTTTCGGATGAGGAGTTGGCTTCTGCTTTGGAGGCTGAGGTTCTACATTTGAGGATGGTGGAGTAGTGGGGCATTTACCGGGACTTGTGTCACATGAGGGGAAGTGGGTGCCGTATTATGTGCGGGAAGAGGCGTTGGGTGAGCATCCTGCGTTGGATCCGTTTAGTGACGACGAGGTTTTGGAGTGTGGACTTGACCACGTTGAGGTCTGCGAGTCATGTCAGTGAGGGAGTGGATCATGTGCGGGGTGGTGTGCGCCCTGTTCGCGTGTGTTGCGCTCATGGTTTGGGGTGTGGGTCGGACGTTACAATCGTTGTTCGATTAGATGCGCCGTCTGACCGAACTCCGGCAAGAGGCTGAGTGGCGCCATTGTGTTGCCGATGAGTCGTATTTCTTACGTAAGTATTGGAATATTGCTCATCCTGCTCATGGTCGAATACTATTTGATCTTCGGCATGCCCAGTCTGAGGCTTTAAAGCGGTGGGCCAATAACCGTTATTCGTTGACGTTGAAGGCCCGTCAGATCGGGTGGACGACGTTGGTCGCCGCCCACCAGTTTTGGTTGGCGTTTTTTCACGACGATCAGAACATCATTGATTTGTCGCGTACAGAGCGGGAGTCTGTGCTGCTGCTAAAGAAGACGAAGTATGGTTTCAAGCACATGCCGGACTGGTTGTTGGAGCGTGGGCCGGATTCGATTGTTGAACATCAGCAGAGGATGGGTTTTAGTAATGGTTCTCAGATTTCTTCGATGCCGTCGGCATCTGATCCTGCGCGTGGCGAGTCCGCATCGCTGGTTGTGGTCGATGAGTGGGCGTTTTTGCCCAACCCGGAGGAAGCATGGGCTTCGATAGAGCCGGTTGCTGATGTGGGAGGTCGAATCATTGGCCTTAGCACGGCGAATGGAAGTGGAAACTTCTTTCACCAACTATGGGTGGGTGCCACGACGGGGAACAATCGCTTCGATTCGATGTTTTTTCCGTGGTCTGCGTCGGAGGACCGCGACATTTCGTGGTATGAGTCGAAAAAGGACGCCATGCTGCCGTGGCAGTTGGCTCAGGAGTACCCAACTACGGCTGAAGAGGCGTTTGTAAGGTCTGGGAACCCTGTTTTCGACTTGGATGTGCTGGATAGGATGTCTATTCACCTAAAAGCGGGAGAACAGGGCTTTTTGCATGAGATTCAGAAGCATGTTTTGGAGTTTCGATGCTGACCGTGTGGGAACGTCCTCAAAGGTGGAGTGGTTACACGCTGGGGGTGGACACAGCGGAGGGCTTGGGGCATGGCGACTACTCCTGCGTGCAGGTTATCGACGTAAAGGAAGGCAAACAGGTCGCTATTTGGCATGGGCGCATCCCACCGGACGAGTTGGCCTACGAGGTGTACAATATCGGCATCTGGTACGGGAATGCCCTGTGTTGCGTGGAGTCGAACAACCACGGGTTGACGACGATCACACAGTTGCGCCAGTTGGGGTATCCCAACCTGTTCCGTAAGCGCACATTGAACACTGAGTCGGATCGGATGACGCAGGAGTTTGGTTGGAGGACGACGCGTACGTCTAAACCTTTGATGATTGACGATTTGGCGATGGCGTTGAAGAATGAAGAGTTGATTTTGCATTGCCGCGACACGATTGGCGAGTTGCGGACATTTACCCGTAATGAACGGGGGTCGATGTCGGGGTCGCCCTATGATGATCGGGTTATGTCGCTTGCTCTAGCAAATCAGATGCGCAAGTACGCATTTGTGCCAGAATACGTTCAGACGGTGGACGATACGTTTACATTTGACTGGTGGCGTCGCCAGATCCCGAAAAACGCCCCAGAGGATGCTACCATCGGTACTAATACGTTTCGTGGGACAGCCTAAGTCTCTGTGTAGGACAATCTAACGAAAGGGACAGTCCTTGAGTAAGCCAAATAAGTACAATGCCTCTGGCATGGGTGCGCAGCCGAAGTTGAACACAAAGCAGTTGTACAACGGTCCTGCCCGTCCGGGTGGGTCGCAGAAGGCGACTGTCAACTTCACAGGCGACGACAACGCTCAT